TTTAATGGTCTCCTCACTGAAGACAACGTAGTATACCTCATTCGTCATCTCATTTCTACGTGGGATATAACGGTTTGGTTCCATTACCACAGTGGTAATTTCATACTTCATCTCGTCCTTGAATAAGTGTTGTGTACCAAATGTCATCTGACCTTTTAGACCTATCCTTCCAATAAAGTCTTCCATGTCAAAAGCAACACCCTCACCCGTTAATGTTTCGATTGCTCTATAGGCAATGTTCTTTCTTTCCTCAAGGTCTTCCACCTGAATAATCAAATCAACAATACCATCAACCATCTCACGGTCTTCAACATAATCATCAGCATCAAAGTCATCATACTCATTATTGTCCGTGGCACGGTCATAAGGTTTTGGAGAACCACAAGAGGTACAACATTTCTGTCTTGCCTCCAATTCACCATAACCCTTGTCCATCAAGTCTGTAATACAACCAAACTCTTCAATCATCTCTTCTTGAAGTTGGTTGACGATTCTCTCAGCATAATTCAACATGCTTGGACCACCCCACAACAAATAACTGATGTAGGCACATGCTTCATAATCACCTTTGGAACGGGCTTCCTCAAACCCTTTCTGTGCTCTTGATAGATACGAATAAGTGCGCATGATTGTTTGCTCACTCAGATTCTCACCGTTCGCAATCATCTGACCTCTTCGCTTACCCACGAGCGTGGCACAAGGATTTCCTAATTCCTCGTTTCTCTTAATACCCATGGCAGCATCATCTTTTGCCGATTGAGGGTAGTCGTTATAGAACTTCTCAAGAGTAATCTCACCAGTCATTGCCACAAATACATCTGATTCAAAGTAGTCGTCATCTGCCATGCCACCGATAAAACCAGCAACACCGTTAACAACAATCATCGAGTATCCTTTGATTTCAGGTTCGTTTACCACCAAAGACTTAAATGATGGATATACGATTGAACCTTCAACAAACCCTATTGGTGATAAGTCCTCCTCTTGAGTAAATCCTGCTCTACCTTCCAAAAACCCTTTTCTATTTGAAATACCACCAGGTCCTACCTGTGTTTCTGTTCTGTTTGGTTTTAGACCAAAGGCTCTATTGGCATTCTTTGGTACTGAAGAGACAAACTCTTGAGCAGTTTGTCCTTCAGGTACAGAAATGATTAATTTTTTGAAGATATGTCTACACTGTTTGCCAGCCTTCCATACCTTCAGGTCAACAGGATACCCCTTTGTTCTTGGTATCATTTTTCTGTTGGCATCTTCAATAGATAGACTTGCTGACATCTTCACCAAATCTTCATTTCTATATAGTTTGTTTGCTCTGATAAACTGACGACATACCTGTCTTGACTCCTTGATTAGTTTTGGACCCAATCCCGCATCAACAGCATAGAAATATCTAACCAACTCCTCTGACGTATCCTCACTTGGTGATAACTCATCAGCACTTGATGTCGGTCTGAAGAACTTTTGATATTCTTCTTCTGTGACGTTTTCTACCCTTATGGAAGGGGAATGTGTCAGGTAATGGGAGAAGTCCTCACCAGCGTGATTTGAATGGTCCATAACTTGACATTCACCATCACATGTATTATTGAATACCAACCACTCGTAATGGGTTGCTGGTTGTGATACCAAACTTAACTGGCTAACACCTGAATCTTCCTCGTCTGTAATATAGAGTTCAACTATCTTCATTTTCTATAAATATGTTTTAACAAGTGGGACTTTACAATCTTGAGATTTGTTCCAACCTGCTGTTTATCTTTCTCGTATCTTGAATGTCTTGGTCAAGAACGTATGCTTTAATTGGTTTTTGGTTTTGTCTTCTGATTTCCTCAACAATCAACGAGTTGTCTCCCGTTAATGGTCGTCCACCCGTTGATGTGGATATGTTTCCAAGAATGTCAGAGAATTGACTAACAGCATTTCTGTTGATGATTGCCTCACCACCTTCTAATACCAATCCACCGTTTGCCATGATGCCACCTTGTTCGTGTGATGGACCCGTCAATAGACCAGACGTTAGACCACCTCGTCTACCAATAAATTGTTTACCCTTTGTGAATTGTAATTGTGAGTTGATGGTCGCAATCTGTGCTGCTGTTATTCCTGCGTATAACGCACCCACCCCGATTGATGCGGGGAATGGTACTGTCGCCAATGCTTGTAATGTTGCTGAGGTACCCTGAGCGATGGCATCAGCAATAGAGAATTGTAATTCAGTAATCCTTGATGACTTTTCCAAATCAAATCTCTTTTTAGCAAATTCTTTTCTAACACTTTCTTGTTCTGCTGCTGCCTCTTCCGTGGCATTACCAATACGAGCAAGGGTCACCTCTTCAGCATAAGCCAACTGTTCAAGTAATAAAGAATTTTGTGCCGATACAATAGAAGATATTTTACTTGATATGTCAGAGAATACGGCAGTGATTGCTTGTGCTACCTCATTAACTTTATCTAAAGCGTTTTCAATCTCAATGTTATTTATTTGTCTATTGATGTTCTCAATCTGTTGTTCAGTCAAATTGGAATTTTCAGAAGATAATGTTGAGAAAAACTCTTTTATCTCATCAATTCTTTCTCTATTTTGTTTGATAAAGTTTTCAAGACCTGTGGTATCTTCTAATGTTTGTTTTTGTGCTTTAATATTTTCATCAATCTTACCAGTAAGGTTTTCAAGTTGTTTATTTATACTGAATATCCCCAAATAAACATTTGCTTGGTCTTTTAATGTTTTTGTAATATTATTAGCAATCTTTAATTGTTCTTCACTTAAATTTACAGTATCACTTGTACCAAATAAGTTTTCTAAAACTAAATCATTTATTTGTTCTTCTGCTTCCGCTCTTGATTGTAAATTTTTAATTCTATTCTCTTCAATTTTAGCAATCTCTAATACTAAAGCATTTACATCAAGGTTTTCATTTTTGATACCTTTAAGTTTTAAGTCACTTGCTGTAAGTTCTTTATTATATTGTTTTATAGTATTTACAACATCAACTGATGTTTGGAAATAATCCAATAATGTGTCTAATGATTCATCACCAATCTCTTTTCTTAATTTTTCAATATCATAAGTTGCCAATACTTCTTTGAAAATCTTTTGTTGTTGTTCAACATCTTTTTCACCTAAATCTTCAATTCTTTCTCTTGCTATTTGGAATATTGATTGAAAAGTATCTCTAATCTCATACAACTCTTTAGTTGGAACAACCAACCCACCAAATAAAGTTTTTAACTCTTCATTAAATTCTTTAGTTTCTTGAGTTTGTGATTTCAACACATCACCTCTTTTTAATAAAACTTCATTTTGTTTTTCAATTATATCGTTAGCATCTTTCAATACTTTTACTGATACTTCACCCTCAAATGATATCTCAGCAAATGATGATGCCAAGTCTGCTATTCTCTTAGCGTATTCTTCAGCCGCTTTTGCTGCTTTATCATCAGCATCAGTTTGGTCTTTGGTTGCTTTGGTTCTTTTTGTTGTCCTTTTGGTGACGGTTGCCGTTATCTTGGCAATCTCTTGATTAATCTCCAATAATTGTTTTTCCTCTTCTGTTAAATCAGATGTGGCATCGGTCTGTTCTTCAGTCTGTTGTATAAGTTCACCATTTACAAACACAAGACTTTTTCTGGCTTTTTCTTGTGCCTCGAATTCTTGAATAGTTCCCATGAATCCACCTCCCTGTGCTTTTCTGAAGTCTTCTTGTAGTTGGAATAACTCATCTAAAGCTTCACCCTGTTCTTTGGCTGCTCTTGTTTGTGCTTCAGTCTCAAGTCTTGACAGTTCTTGTTGTTTGATAAACTCTTCCAACGCACTTTGTTTGGCTCTTAATCGAATAAGTTCAATTTGTGTTGTGATGGCATCGTTGATGGCATCTTCAGCCTCTGCTTGTTCATACGTTAAGTCAGTAAGTTCAGGGACAAGTTTCTGTAAGTCTTTATAGATTTCCTTCTTCTCATCAACACTCGTGTTAGAATCATTCAGTGCTGTTTGTAATTGTAGTATGGCAAGTTCCTCAGCCTTCGCTGATTTTGCTGCCTCAAGTTGGAATTCACTTAATGATTTTAGTTCTTCATTAAGTTCTTCTGTTTCCTCTTTGGTGTCAAATAACTTTGAGATAAGAAATCCCAAACCAACTACCAAGGCTCCAACACCTGTGGTTGCCAAGGCAATTCTAAAGGCTCTTAACGCTCCCGTTGATGCTCCAACAGCGATGGTATATGCGGTCTGTGCTGCGGTGTTAAGATTGGTGGCAATGATGTCTTTTGCCTTTACAGCCAACGACAATATCTTCTGTCTTTTAGCAAACGCCTCAGCTAAGGCTTGAACACCCAAGGCAATGTTTACAGCCTCAAGGGCTGCCTGTTCTCTTTTCTGTATTGCTTCAACGGTCTCAGCATCAGCACCAAATGTTCTGGCTGCCGATGACGCAATTAGGAAGGCACCTGTCACCCCGTTGATGGCAGCACCAAACCCTTCAAAGAGTTGCTCACGGTCAACACCTTCAATCTGTTTGTCAACGTCCCTTAATTCTGCTTTTAATTTACCTAACTGTTTTGAGGCATTCTCAAACTCTTCAGTACCAAACTTCAACCCCTTTATGTCTTGGGTTAGGTTTTCAATTTCATTCTCAAGTTCGTTGATGCTCTTAATGACCTTCTGTTGACCATTAACCTCAATTTTAATTCCTAAAGTGACCTGTTTTGCCATATCTATAATTATTCATTTTTATCTTGGACAAGACGAACAGTCGTTATAGCTTGTCGTAATCGTATCTACAGGGGTACCTGATGTAAATCCTAATATCTCAAAACAACCAGGTGAGAATAACTTAACAACCTTACCTGCTGCGAAGAATGCTGTTGACTGTACAATTCTTGTGTCTGATGAGTTATCACAATTTTCAACGTTGTAAATAAATGTGGTTACTGGTGTCTCTGACGGTGTCGGAGTTGGTGTTGGACTCAACCCTTGTGTTGGTGATGGTGTCGGACTTAATCCTTGAGTAGGTGATGGTGATGGTGTCGGAGTAACAGTAGGACATGAAGTATATACGTCTCTGTCAAACCCTAATGGTAATGATAGAGAACCTTGACAGTAACAGAAATAACTTGACGTTTGGTTACTATTCAATCCAACTGTCTGATAGTTACGGTTACAATCTATATAAGCAAATGTTCCAAATTGTGTGGAGTTGTTCGTCACCCTTGTCTGTAAACATAGACAAGCTGACGGTGTTGGTGTAGGACTTGGTGTCGGTGATGGACCTGGTGGTGGTGGCAATTCATTCTGTTCCACATAGTCAGGTGCGATAAGTGTTGTGTTCTCCGTTCTATAAGGAACCTTCAAGAACTTACATCTTACCATAGTCGGTTCAGTGATGTCTCCATCTTGAATCTCCAATAACCTCCACTGTGAGTTTAAGAAATATACCGCATCGTTAAAGGTGATGTCAGCAATATCTCTTGGTGTTAAGTAGAACAGTCCCGTGAATAACCTACCCTCCGTTGAATACAACTGTTCGATGTATTCGTCATAGAAGTTATTGTATACATCATTATTGGTCTCTCCTTCAACCAAATCAGTATTACCCATGAAGAAGTCATACGCATTGTTTATGTGTAAATCTGACAACTCCAAAACGTTCTCCTTCAATATACTCATGTGACTAATGACAGGGTAAGTAAATTGTTCCACCGTTGTTGAGCCACTTTGTAGATACCATGTAATACCAGTATATGATGTTGAGGTATCCCCTGATATCGGGTATTTGTTTCCTGTATAGAATCCTAATCTCGGCTCTGAACTCATCGGTTGGTATTGTGGTCCATCTTCTTGTCTTTCGTAAAATCTTGGTATGATGAAATCCGTATCCTTTGCTCCATCAACCGTATTGGTTGGTAAAGACTGAAATATAAAATCAAGGTCGGTCTCATCGGTCAATAAGTTGTTTGGAGCATAGAAGGTTTTATCACCCATCTGTTTACCAAAGTTATTTAAGAAATATACATTACCCACAGAAGGGTCTTCCGTGTAGGTAAAGTTCAACGTTCTCTTAAGGTCATAATCCAACGGTTCGATGGTATAACTCTCATCAAGGTTTAACTTCTGTGTCCAATCACGTGTGGTTCCACTCCTCACGTCCAAATAATCCACGTATGGCTCAATCTTAAACCTCTTCTCACCTGATGGTATCACCACAAGGTTAAAGTAGCTTATAACGTTCTTAAATAACTCCAACTGACTAACATTACATGGAAGGTTTACCGTCCAATCAATCGTTGCTCCCGTTATACTAATTGTTGGTGATGAATACAGTCTAAATGTCGCATCATCAATACCGATATCCTGTTGAAGACCACCAGAGTTTAATCTGATGTAAGGGGCAATCCTTGTATTGGCTGTCATACCTGAAGCATTCAAGAATAACGTTCTTTCAATACCTGTTGTTGGTATGGGTATACCTTGAATTTGGTCGTATATGGTTCCCGTATCCAAATCTCTTAATGAGATGTCAACATACGAAGGACCATAGACCGTTCCAACAATAAATAGACGTAAGTCCATTCTATACTGATAGGTACCAGGTGTTACGATGGTATGGTAGTTTCTTGCTCCCGTTTGACCACCAACAGTTGGATATGTTGACAACGTATATTTGTTTAGGTAGTCGTAGTTCTCTTGGTTAAAGATGATGAACTTTGGTGATTGTAATGAATCGTATGAGTAGTAATACCCTGCGGTTTCCTTAACCTCAAAAAAGTTTTGGTTGGGTGGTCTGTCCTCAAGGTTGGTGGCACCCATCGTTGGTGATTGACCAGCAAACATAAAGATGGAACGGAAGTATTGTGTGTCCATAAACTCTGATTCAAACGTAAACTCCGTCTCTCCAAACATCTTATCCATAAGGTATCTTAAGTTTACCCACGGCTTGAACTGTGTGGTCTGTATTGCTGTTGCCCCTGAATTGGTAAATCCTGATGTTGAGAAGTCCCACGTTCCATAGGTTGAATCTGCGTCATAACCTGTATGGGCAAGTGGGTACAATACCTTACCGACCAACCCTGAATAATTGTCGTATGTACCTCCCGTGTAAGTCCATGTAGATACAATATTATCATAGTTGATTTCATGCTCAATATCTGTAAAGTCCAAATCACAAACGTTCAACTCTTTGAATAATGTCGATAGAGGTGAGATGTCCTCAACAATATAAATTTCATAAGAGGTGTTGGTTCCTTGTTTGATGATTCTGTTTAGTCTCATCGTTCCGTTGAAGATGTCTGCTCCACCATCTTGGACCACACACTGTGTGTCCAATGTGGAGTCAAAGTCCGTAGCATTAACGTTAAATACTCCCCTGAAGAATTTGTTGTTCACATCACTACCAGGTATGTTAAAGGTTTTAGAATATGCCCCTTTTCTCTGTGTGATGTCCTGAACCTCCTCCACTGATTTTGTTAGGGATATGGTCAAATCACCACTTAAGTCAAGATTGGTGAAATCACCGTCAACGTTTCTTGCTAATAGTTTTACCATTATTGTTTGATTTGTATGGTCTCGTTATATCCACCTATATATTCAAGGTTGATTTCGTATTCTCCGTCATTTCTTTGGAAGTTAGGTTCAACCACCTCTGTGTTTGTCAACACAATCGGTTGAAGGTCTCCGTCAGAATCCATTAAGTATACCGATGGTGATTTCAACAGTTCATCTGTTAACCATGCCAAGTATGACTTTGATATCCTACCTGAATATAATATCCCCGTCTTTGTAAGTGAAGATTGGTATACCTTTCTTTCGTTGTTCCAACCGTAATATTTGTCTGTGGACCATCTTGTATTGCTGAGGTCTGATGCTCTCTCAAATGAGTTCCTATTCATGTCATAACCCACCGTATCTCTACCCTTGAAGGTAAAGTAATCATACGAACCAAACGAGTTCATAAACACCACACGTTGTGATGATGGACCACATTCAGGGTCTTTGTAATAATAGAAATATTCAGATATTCTCTCCGTATCGAAATACTGGTTTTCCGTATCAGGAGTACAGTAATCTGTATAGGTCGTGGTAATACCTGATGGTGGAGTTACAAACCCTCTCATACAATAGGTTTCATTTGACCCTGAATCTATACTAACAGATACGGGTACATTACTACAATTTGTAATGGTGAAGTTAATCACACCTAATGTGTCGTTTCTAAAGTTTACCGTTCTACAGACTGACTGATAACCGTTGAACCATACTCTATAGTATTGCCAGTTGGAAGGTATGGTGATACCTTGTTGTTCCAAGTTCTTTGGACCAGTCCCCGCATATTGTAATTGGTTTTCAAGATAGTTTGCCGTCTGTGCCGTTACTGAACTACTACTTGGGTAATTACCACAATTACCCGTGATGTTGTAAGTCTCAGCTGATGATATGAACACATCTTCGTTGTCGTAGAACTCAACCGTCATAGAATATACTGGCTGACTATAGGTGTCATACGTATTACCGTTATATAAGGGTTTTAACGTGTTTAATCCCGTCAAGGTACACCAATCATCATCGGTGATGTATTGGTTACGTGGAGCAAGGGTTAAGAACTTGTGGTGAGGTGCTGGCACTGCTGTTGGAACCGTAAGATTTGACAATAGGTAATTGCTCATATCAAAACTCTTTCCATCAAACCATTCTCTGATACCGTTGTAAGAATACGCTGTTGTTCCCGTTGCTGTTGGACCACTGATTGATGGTGTCCCTGTAGGTTGGTCAGCAAATTCAGTTTTTACAATAATGTAATAGTCATGGATATCATCTTTCAACGAACCCCATTCAGCCGTGGTGATGGTTGATTCTGTGCTCACCTGACAACCCGTATTTATTGGTCTTGATGTTAAGTAATCTCTCAATACCTCAGCAACATCAAAACGACCATAGTCTGCTTGAGGTGTAATCTTAAATGTCCCTATGATTGTGTCTTCAACATAAACGTCAACCACATAACGGAACTTGTACTTTGTTGCCTGTGTTGTTGCTGAAAACTCATAAACCAAATTATTATATACTGGTTGAACTACAGGTGGTTGTGTGAATATTGTTGTTGCCATTATATTTCATCTATTGATATGTTGTCAATTAGTGATAGTCGGTCTAACACTTCTTCAATAACTGACAGTTGAGGTAGGTTTGCTATTTCTTCTTCACTTAAGGTGTTGAAGAACTCCTCAAACCTTTCACCAATAAGTTGGTTAAGGTTTGCGAATATCTGTAGAGAACCTATACCTCTCTTTTTTATTTTTAGGTTGGTAAAGAACAAGAATGAGTTTTGTTTGTTTTTACTCAAGTTGTTAAATCCTCTAACCTTTCTCTGTGCCCATTTCTTCAATACCAACGGTGGTACTCCACTACCTGCTCTTCTTCCCGTCTCGAAGAATATGGGGGCTTGATACTTAAATGGTGCTTGGTCAGGGTAAGTGATAAATATATCAACCTCACCATCACCATACTCCTTAACTTCATAGTCCAAACTTGCTGATAGTTTACCAGTGTCGTTAAGTTTGTATCTAACGGACTTTTGTCTACCTGAAGCATCATAACGAGTTTGTGGCTTTGCCATCTCATCTCGTAATACCTTCAGGGCAAATTGTCCTAACTTATCCCAACTCATAGACAGAACGATGCTTCAACTCTAATGGTTATGGTTGATTCAACACCACACAACACATCGTCCAATCTGTCTAAAAATGGACTAAAGGTAATCGGTGTTAATAACTGAAAAGTATTGTCTGTAAGTTGGTTGATGTAGTACGCAGCGAAGTCCTGAAGTATCAAGTGTGATGTCTTCAACACGTCCAACTGGTTGCTCTCATCTTCATTAAGCATATCTCCAATAATCATATTGAAGACAAAGTCTGTGTAGGTCTTTTCTAACGTTGATGGTTGTGGTATAACGTGTAAGATTGGGTATTTGATTTTATTGTTGTCTCTACCCACATCTGATAGGTCTCCCCACGTGAATGTTTGTAATACAGGGTGTTGTTCCACAAACCCCTCAAATGACTCTATGATTGTTCTATAGTTATTCATTATGATTTCATTTTTTTGTATTGTGCCTCTTTCTCTTTATTAGACTTGACCACATAAGATAAATAATACATGGCATCCTGAACATTCAACTTGAGGACTTCCTCCAACTTTAATATGTCGTCTTTTGCCAGTATCATATACGTTGTGTAATAAAAGTTGATGAGGTCTGCTAACTGTTCTTCTTTTGTTCTTTTATTTCTTCCCTCATCTTCTTCGTCTCGTCTATTTTCTTCAGGGTCTCCAAATATGAGGGGGAATCCTTTAATGATTCCTTGTTGAACATTGTCAAAAAAAAAAGTGCTGACAGGTAGTTCTTCACAGGGAAGTCACCCATGTCCTTGCTTCTTAATTGACATTCGTCATAGTCGTATTCTTGAATTACACGGTCATCACCAGTCCCTGACAGTAGTGGTCTATAAAGAATTGCTATGACCTTTCTGTATTCAGGTTGTTCCTCACTCAACAATACGTGTAGGTCAGAGTATTCACCATAACTCATCTTTGAGGGTCTGATAAGTCCAAGTAGTTCACCCTTGTATTCTAATGATAGGTCCAACGAGTTCTTGTTCATCTCACTTGCGATGTGTGCTGTTATGAACTTGCTAACAAAGATGATTTGTTGATAGTCCGCTTTTTTAATTTCACTGATGGGTAAACCTGTAAAGAATGAAATGGTCTCCATGTCGTTCATGTCCTTCCCACTCTTAATGGTTTCATATTGTGTGATGGTAAGTGGTCCCACCTCCACATCTTTATTGCCGATTGTAATTTTCATAAGAATGAATATGTTGTTTTTGGTTTATTTGACATCTCCAAAGCATAACGTACCGCATCGATTGCGTGGTTGTTGAGGTCTTCAGGTTGGTCAATTATTTTTCCGTCTTTATTTGTCTTCCATTTATAGTTTTGGAACTCTTCCAATAAATTGGTGGAGTCCTTATGGATATGTACTCTATGTCGTTTAATCATATCGATACCGTGAAGTATGGTATGTTTCTTGACTGGCTTTGCGTTTATCCCTGCTCGTTTTAATTCTTCTATCACCTGTGGTGCTGCTGAGTCCACCCATAAGTCGTCAGTCATATCTATCCCCATCTTCTGTATTTGATAGATAAGGTCAGGGGTGGTCATCTGTGTCTTATATATCATTTCCCTTAAGTAGATATCCTCACCGATGATTCTTACCTCAACCAGTGCCATCGGGTCTTGGTA